TGGTGCCGCTCGCGGCATCCCAATCAGTGAATCCGAAAGCCATGCTTATTTACCTCCAAAACGTTGAGCCGCGGTCTTTTTAGCAACCGGTTTACTGTCGCCCAGCAGGATGTCTCCCAGTTTGCTGGCGCGAGGTTTGTTGAGCGCCTGCGCGGCGGCATATGCGGCGCGGATCTCCGCATCTGACATCGACTTCACCGCAGCATCGTTAAATGCGCCTGAGTGGGTCAAAACGCGTTCGCGGATCTCCCGTGCAGATTTCGCCTTGGTCACATCCACTTTAGGGAACCGGGCCTTGGCATCGTTGAGCACACTCGAGGCTTCCTGCTCGCCTTTCAGCTTCGCCAGCTCATCCTGCAGATCGGCTACCTGTTGCTTAAGCTCGGCGTTCTCCTTCTCCAGCGCCGCGATACGCAAATCCTTATCGTCACCGTCGGTCTCTGTATCCCCTTCGGCGTCCGTCGGGGTGACAGTACCCGTTTTAACAGCCTCAAGCTGCGCCTTGAGCTCAGCCAGCTTGTCGGTCACCTCCTGCGCTGTCTTGAGCGTTTCTTCGTCGGTGCGACCTTCCAAATCAGCCAGCGTGGCTTCAAGCGCCGCAATCATGCCAATCAGTTCTTCCTCGGTGAGCGCTCCGCCTTCTCCGTCATTCACGCGCTTGCCCTTGAGCAGCGCGATAGCGTCCTTCAATGTGAATTTCTTCATCGGTTTACCTTTTTTGTCGTTCAATCTAACGTCAGCGCCCAAGCGCCCTTTTGCCACCACGGCAACGTGATTGCCGCGAATGTCGATTTGGTGAATTTGGCCGTTGCGTTCGACCAGTGTTGCCGGTTCAAACCCGCCGTGCACCGGTGTCTTTCAGCACTGCGATAGCTGCGGCGTCTTTGATGTAGGCGTCGCACACCAGATAGTCACCTTCTGAACGCACGTTCTGGATGTGCCCTATCGCTTTGTCTTTCCATTCGGACGCATCTACCGCCCCGCTATCAGGATGCGTCAGCGTCAGCGTCTGGCCTTCAAATGAAGCCAACGTGTCCGGTTGGGTCAGTTCGTCCAGCGAACGGGTAACGGTGAATTTCTGGTTAAGTTGCTTCCCGGTCATGCCGAGTTCGTGGCCGTAATATTCCACAGGCCCGGCGCGGGTAATTTTTGCCGAAGTAATCACATACCCGGCGGGTGTTGTTCGCCATTTCATTCATTGATCTCGATGGTTATAGGCGGGAGCTATTCCCATTGAACGACGGGAAGCGCCACGCAGCGGCATTGGTAGTCTTCGCCAGGTTTTCCCTCAAACGCGCCGATGCCTGACCGTTTCTTCCAGCTCGTCGCCGGCGCCGCCCCATTCATACAGGTCAACGCCCAGCGCTTCGGAACGTACCTGCGTCAGCGCGGAATTAAGCTTTGCGGTTTGATCCCGGGCTATCAGCCGCGCCCTGCTCTGGGTGACATGTCCCCGCTCGCGGATAAGGCTGACAAGATTTTCGTGTCGCCCTCCCTTCGCCAGGTTGCTTAACACCACGCCGCCCACGTCGTTGATAAAGTCCGTATGAATGGATTTAATCAGCGCCACGTTTTCTGCGATGGCTTCCTGTACGGTGCCCCTGACAGGTTCATCACCCAGCAGGCCGTTCAAATTGATGCCAAGCGCATTTTTATAAGCGGCCTGTGTCTGACGCTTGTTCTGGGCGTTAGCACGATTCACCATGCCCAGCGTCAATTTCCGTGCGATATCGGCGACCTTCATTCCGGCCAGTTTTTGAATAGCCGCGGTGAAACGTGCCGTAAGAGACAAAGGCGGCGTATCAGAAGCGTCATTGAGGGGCGTGCGGGAAACTTCTTCGATGAGCTGATCTTGCAGTTCTTTTACCAGGGCGGTCAGCTGGTCGCGGTACCAAACTTCGGTTTGCTTGCTCGGCGTAGGAGGTCTTAGCTTTCGCCGGCGCGATCGCTGTCGTCCCCGTTGTCGCTCCAGGAGTTGTTTGAGCTCCAATCGTCACCTCCGTTTGCGTTTAATGTTTTCGCCAGCGCCACATCCTCGGCGGTGATGGTAGTCAGCACCCCCCGCGCCTGCATTTCACGCAGAGCGATATCCTCGGTGACAATCGATGACTGGACCAGGCTGGTGAAACCCGTCGCGTAGCTGGAGAACCGCGTCGCCTCTTCCGTTTCGTTGGTGTTGGCTATCGACGGGTACTCATACGCGAGCGGCTCTCCCGTCCAGGCGGATAGCTTGTCGAGAATGAACTGGTCGACGAAATCCTGCATCGGGCGCAGTCGTGACTCCTGCAGGCCGTTGATGGTGGCGTAGTAGGCTTTGTTGTCTTCTTCACCGCTCGCAAACCCGCTGGCTGACTGGCCGAATAAAACGGTTATGGGCCTGTCCAGCGCCCCCGCCAGCACGTTTGCCATTTTGGTGACCACATCCGATAGACCGGTAAATTGCGCGTTTTTTTGCTCATAGCGGCTCGGCTTCCCTTCTTCGCCGGCGTCAATCAGCAATATTCCTGTTGACGACTTGGTGTCCTTGACGACGCGGGCATATTCGACCACCTGTGATTCCTGCCCTGCGGCGATTTGGCTATTCAGGCCAGCCAGGAAGATCACGTCAACATTGGCTTCTTGAATGGTGTCACCCGTGCTCAAGATAGCCGTGTCAAAAATCTTGATGGCCTGGTACGGCGCCTGTAGGTCAGAGGTGCCGAATCTCTTCATGTCCTTAAGCCGATGCTTTCCAAGTCGGGTGCGGTGGCAGCGGGTGTGGTGAAATTTTAGTTGCTGGCGCCCGACGGTGACGACATAGTGCTGAGGCAGACCAAAATTCGGGGAGTCGATATCGCTTATCACCCTGTCGTTTGGTTGATACTCGCCCTTGCTCAGCACCAGGAACTTGACGATGTCTTCGTTTTCCAGCGACAACGGCTTCTCTATCGCCTCATCTTCGCAATCAGTGATAGCGACAATCAACGAATCGCCCAGCAGCGACGCCCACGTCAGCGCTTCGCGGTTAACGGCTGCGACATTCAGCTGGTTTTCCAGCTCTATCGCACTTTTTTTAATCTCATCCGGCAAGCCACCGATGATTTCGCGGGGCAGTTTAAGCATGTCGTCAGCAGTTTTATCGATGAACTTTTTCACCACCCAGGAGTTTTTATACATCGAGAGCAGCTCTCGGTCAGGGATATCACTGCGGGCACTGCTGTAGTTTATTGCCGCCACCCTTTCCCCCAGGGACGTGAGCATGCTGTGCATGCCATCGACAAGGCGGCGGCTAAAGTTTTTCTTGGTCATTACATGATTTCCCAAACTGTTAATGCCTTACGCTGGTACAAGTCCCTGAGTGCCTGGGTCATGGCGTCCACAACGTCATCATTCGCACCAACCGGGAAGGTTGTAATTTCCTCCACCGACTGGACGACCCAAGGGGCGATATCTTTATGAGGCAGGAATACGTTTCCGGCTTCCCACAACGCTGTAACAGCATGCGCTCGCGCAACCTTGCTTCCGTCAGGCTCGACCGGTATCAGCCCTGACACCGTTGATTTGAGGGAGTCGATAACAGCCGGGCCGTTCGCCTTGTCCTCAACAAGTTTTCGGGTGCCGTCAGGGAATTCTTCTGCCATCCGTTTGACCGCTTTCAACGTTGCCGTAAAACTCATTCTTTCGCGAACCTGGTGAAGGAGGTAGGCGTTAGCCCCCTTCTTACCCCATACCTGCCCGACCACATAGTCGGTGCCTTCGCTGTCTTTGAAGGTCATGTCCCAGCTGTGAACCACCGTATCGAAACGGCTAGGCAGGTCTTTAGGCAGGTAATACCTGACCCAATCATCCTTGAAGATTGCCCCGCCATCCTGCTTAGGCGACTGCTGGTACATCGCGGACCAGAAATAATCACCCAGGATAGCTTTTGTCTCTAAAAGCTTATCGAGCGGGTGCAGCTCAGGCACCAGCGCCTCGCCCAGCTCATTGATGGCGGGGAACGTCATCACTTTTACTTTCGGCGTTTTCTCTATCACACGCCCGGACAAATCGTCCGTTGCCCAACGGGTCGCCATGATGATTTCGCCGCTGTTTTTCGACAGGCGGGTTTTGAACGTGGAAACATACCAGTTCCAGATGGATTTTTTTGTGGTCGGCGACAGCGCCTCTTTGGCGTTTTTTATCGGGTCATCGATAATGCCGAGGTCGATTTTCTTACCGGTCAGCGGTCCACCAACACCGGCGCACACATACGAGCCCTTGTGATTGGCGATCCCGAATTCGTCAGTGTTCCGCTTGACGGGGGCGCCGTCATTTGGCTTATTGCCGAGCCAGCTTTCAGGGAACAAAACACGATATTCGGCGGAAGACATAATGCGCTGAACATCGGCGTTCATGTCGCCGGCCAGATCGGATGCATAGGAGAGCGCACCGACGCGCTTGTCCGGATGCTTGCCAAAGAAATAAGCCGGAAGGTAGCGCGATACGATATCCGATTTACCGTGCTGAGGTGGCGCGCCAAGAATCAGGACGGGGCGCTTCCCTTCCATCATTTCCAGAAGGAAATTGTCCAGGGCAGCACAGACCGTTCTGGAAAAGTCACTGACGATGTACTCGGGGTTTATGTAGAGAATGAACTCCTGCAAGCTACGCCGTGCTGTCCTACGCTGAAGTAATTCCCTGGCCGCTTCTGTTTTACTGGCACTCGCTACCGATGATTGCAACAAGTTGTTCATCGGTTAACTCCGAAACTGTATGCGTGTGGTGAATAGGCCCGCCATCAACGCCACTGACCTCATTTTTCAGTTGGTCCTTGAACGCCTGCACGCTGATATGTTTGCCGATCAGCTCAAGGTTGCGCACCTTGTCAGGCCACTTGATTTTCTTCAGTAAACCAACCATTTCGCGGTCTTCGCCGCGGCCCTCGAACATTTCGGCCAGGTCGAAGCCACTCAGGTAGCGGCGCCACGCTGGCGGCCAGTCGGCGATCGGTTTGATACTGCCGTCGGCGTTGAAGATGTCTGCCGCGTCCATCTGGTCGATCTCCACCAGGCGCAGCAGCACGTAATTGGCATCGATGCCCAGCTGCGAAATGCGTTCGCGCTTCAGTTCGTCGATGCGTGCGAGGACTTCTGGCTCTTTCAGCAGGCGGGGGCCGATGTTGCAGGCCGAACGGGCGCTATACCCTGCCCGCTCAGCCGCCGGTGCTGCTTTCAGATCGATGATGTATTCGCGGGCAAAGAGCTCTTTTTTTGGGTTGAGTCTTTTTGCCATGATTCTTTCCTATGGTTAGGGGGCCGCCAGGCACACGTTGCGGATGTAGTCTTGCAAGCCTGCTATTTGGCTACGGGAGGTTTCGATTCTCTCTCGGAGACGGAAATAATCCCGCTCAGCGGCGTCAGTAAGTCGGGGGCCGGCTGCATCAGCCACGCCGGCGGCGCCGGTGGTTGTGCACGTGGCGGCGAGCTGCAGCTTGCGAGTGCCAGCGTCAACAGCGCGCTGCAGAGCATCGATTTGATTTTTGGCATCGTTTAGTTCCTGGGTGCGGTGTTCGTCGATTGCGGCGACCGCGCGCTGTGTGCTGTTCTGCCAGTCGAGCTGGCCAGACAGCTGACTATTGGCCGTTTGCAATTTGTCGCGCTCGTGGCGCAGCGCTTGATTGCTGATAGCGAAATACGCCAGCAGGCAGAGCACCACGGCCACGACAACGGCCTGCCAATGCGGTAGCGGCCATTTCATG